GAGACAGGCATTGCACTGCCTTACATCATCACTATCGACAAGGCGAGTCAGAAAGTATTGTCGGTACGCCGCAACTACCACCCAGAAGATGATACGAAGCAAAAACGTACGCACTTCGTGCACTACGGTTACATACCGGGCTTTGGCTTCTACTACTTCGGCCTGATCCATCTGATCGGTGCGTACGCCAAGAGTGGTACATCGATACTGCGTCAGCTGGTGGATGCGGGCACCCTGTCTAACTTGCCGGGTGGTCTGAAGGCAAAAGGCATGCGGGTCAAGGGCGATGACACACCAATCGCTCCGGGCGAGTTCCGTGATGTGGACGTGGCAAGTGGGTCTATTCGCGACAACATCTTGCCGCTGCCATACAAAGAGCCAAGTCAGGTGCTGTCTGGGCTGATGGACAAGATCGTCGAGGAAGGTCGCCGCTTTGCTGCCGCTGCTGATCTCAAGGTTAGCGACATGTCATCGCAGTCGCCGGTAGGTACGACGCTGGCAATCTTAGAGCGTACGTTGAAGGTGATGTCTGCTGTTCAGGCCCGCATCCACTACGCGATGAAGCAAGAGTTCCGGTTGTTGAAAGACATCATCCGTGACTACACGCCTACGTCATACAGCTACGAGCCAATCGATGGCAAACCTTCGGTCAAGCAGAGCGACTACGACCAAGTAGATGTGATCCCGGTCAGTGATCCAAACGCATCGACGATGGCGCAGAAGGTTGTGCAGTACCAAGCCGTGATGCAGATGGCGCAACAGAACCCACAGATTTACGACATGGTGGAGCTGAATCGTCAGATGCTTGAGGTCTTGGGCATCAAGAACATCGCCAAACTTGTGCCAAGTGCGGAAGACAATAAGCCGAAAGACCCTGTGTCAGAAAACATGGCGATTTTGAACATGAAGCCGGTACAGGCGTTCATTTATCAGGATCATCAGGCACATATCGCTGTCCACATGTCTGCCATGCAAGACCCAAAGATTCAACAAATGGTGGGTCAAAACCCGAACGCACAGGCAATGCAAGCCGCAATGATGGCGCATATTGCCGAGCACACGGCGTTTGAGTACCGCAAACAGATTGAAGAACAGCTTGGCGTTCCGCTGCCAGAGATGGACGAGGAGATGCCGAAGGAAATCGAGGTGGAGGTCAGCCGCATGATGGCTGCTGCCGCATCTAAGCTGCTTCAGAAGAACCAAGCTGAGGCGCAACAGGCTCAGGCACAACAAGCAGCACAAGACCCTCTGGTCCAGATGCAACAACAAGAGTTGCAGCTCAAGGCGCAAGAGGTTGAGCTTAAACAACAGAAGTTGGCAATCGACGCAGCGACTCAAGCAGACAAGATTGAGATTGAGCGCGAGCGGATCGAGGCTCAGAAAGAGATTGCAGGTATGCAGGTTGGCGCAAAAACCGCCAAAGACAAAGCTGATCTCGAAGCACGGATGGAGTTGGAAGGCGTTCGATTGGGCGCACAAATTGGCAAGGATCGAGATACCTTGACTATGCAACGTACGCAGGCACAACGCACTGCGCCGACAAAAGGCAAAAAGGAGTAATGAATGGACAAAGTACTAGAAGTAGTACTTGGCGAAGCTCGTGAAAAGCGGGCGCAACTTATAAGTGCTTTAGCAGAAGGAACGGCTAAGGACTACGCAGCGTACCAAAAGCTATGCGGGGAGATTCGAGGTTACTCCGTTATAGAAGGCTACATCTTAGACCTCGCAAAACACATGGAGCATGCAGATAATGACTGAACTAGCGATTGCCACAGAAAATGGCGAAATTTCGACGCTACCGGAAACAGATGAACAGAAGGCTACTCAGCTGCCTGAACCTGTTGGGTACCACATACTTGTGGCCCTTCCGGAAACTGAGGAGACATTTGAAAGCGGCATCATCAAAGCGGATCAAACTCGCCATTTTGAAGAAGTCCTTGCGACGGTATTTTTTGTGGTGAAGCTTGGATCAGATTGCTACAAGGATGAGAAGCGGTTCCCAAATGGACCGTGGTGCAAAGAAGGTGACTTTATTCTTGCCCGCCCAAATAGCGGTACACGATTGAAGATTCATGGGCGCGAGTTCCGACTGATTAACGACGACACCGTTGAAGCAGTCGTGCAAGACCCACGCGGTATTTCCAGAGCCTAAAGGAGGCACACATGCAGCAGAAAGCGGAAGTAGATCAGGTTGAATTCGAGTTTCCTGACGAACGGGAAGAGCGAGAAACCAATGAACGAGCAAAAGCCAAAGACCAAGAAAAATTTGTTCAGACCAAAGTCGAAATCGAGGACGATACGCCTCCTGAAGACCGGGGTCGTGAACCGCTCCCTAAAGAAATTGTTCAGGAGCTTGAGAACGATGAGCTGGAAGACTACTCGGACAAAGTCCGGATCAAACTCAAACAGCTAAAGAAAGTCTGGAACGACGAGCGTCGTGAGAAAGAGCAGGCGCTACGAGAGCAGCAGGAGGCGCTCGCCGCTGCACAGCGGATGCTGGAGGAAAACCGTTCCCTGAAGGCTAGACTTTCCAAGGGGGAACAGACCTTCCTCGACACTTATAAGACCGCCGCTGAGTTGGAGATGGATGCCGCCAAGCGTTCTTATAAGGAAGCTTATGACAGTGGCGATACTGACAAGTTGTTAGAAGCGCAACAAAAATTGTCAGAAGTACAATATAAGCTTCAAAGAGTCCGTGAATACACACCCTCTTTACAGCAACCAGAAAATGAGGTACAAGATCAACAACAAATCCAAGTATCTCGCCCTGACCCAAGAGCTGCTGCGTGGCAAGAGCGCAACACATGGTTCGGTCAGGACGAGGAGATGACTAGTCTCGCACTTGGATTACACCAGAAGCTAGTCAAACAGTACGGAGATGCCTATCCGTCCACCGACGAATATTGGCAAAAAGTCGATGACACCATGCGTCGTCGATTCCCGGACTACTTCGGCTCAAACACCGATTCAACTCCAGCGGAGAAATCTGCTGAGACACAAAGAAAACCAAGTACGGTTGTTGCTCCTGCGACACGAAGCACATCGTCCAAGAAGATTGTGTTGAAACAGTCGCAGTTGAACATAGCCAAGAAACTTGGCCTTAGCCCCGAGCAATACGCTCGTGAAATCATGAAAATGGAGGCCAACAATGGCTGAAAACAAACTTACTCGTGAACTCGAAACCCGCGCCATTCAGGAGCGTCCTAAGCAGTGGACACCACCTGAGCTTTTGCCTGAACCAGATAAGCAGCCCGGTTTTGATTACAGATGGATTCGTGTTTCAACCTTGAATCAGTCCGATGCTCGTAATCTTTCTGCGAAGATTCGTGAAGGGTGGGAGCCGGTAAAGATCGAGGAACAACCGAAATTTCAACTGCTAGTCGATCCCAATAGCCGGTTTAAGACCGAAATTGAGATTGGCGGGTTGTTGCTTTGCAAGACTCCGTCCGAGTTTGTTAAACAGCGGTCTGCTTACTATCAGAAGCAAACCGAAGCTCAGACGCTGGCTGTAGACAACAACTTGATGCGGCAAAATGACCCTCGTATGCCTTTGTTTAACGAGCGGAAATCTTCCACGTCGTTTGGCAAGGGTAGCTAATTTTTATTGGAGTAAGACATGGCATATCCGACTGTATCGGCCCCTTACGGCCTACGTCCGGTAAACCTGATCGGCGGTCAGGTGTACGCTGGCTCCACTCGTCTGATGAAGATCGCCAGCGCTTATGCGACTGACGTTTTCTACGGCGATGTGGTTAAGCTAGTTAGCACCGGCACCGTTGAAAAAGACACCGGCACCACAACTGCAACCCCAGTTGGCGTTTTTCTGGGCTGCACCTACACCAACCCGTCCACCAAGCAGAAGACGTTTGCTCAGTATTGGCCCGCTAATACCGTAGCTACTGACGCTTATGCGTACGTGGTTGACGATCCTGATGTTCTGTTCAAAGTGGCTGCTGTTTCGGGCACAACTGTTGTGGCTTTCTATGCACAGACCGTTGTTGGCTCGAACGCCCCGCTGGTACAAAACGACGGTTCGACGACTACAGGCGATTCGAAAGTTGCAATTAACGGCGGTTCGGTGGCTACCACTGCATCTCTGCCAATTCGCATCATCGACGTTGTGCCAGATACGGCTAACGCAGGTGGTAGCTTCTGCGAATTTATTTGCAAATTCAACGCACCGTACATGGTTGCGGCTTCGACACTGAACACCTCGACTAACGTGGTTACCACCACTGTTACTGTCACCGGTGGTCATCAGTATTTGAACCCGGTTGGTGTATAAGGAGTAAGACATGGCTATTTCACGCGCACAACTACTGAAAGAGCTACTGCCGGGTCTGAACGCATTGTTCGGTCTGGAGTACGCTCGTTATGGCGAAGAGCACAAGGAAATCTACGAAACTGAGACTTCCGAGCGTTCCTTCGAAGAAGAAACCAAACTGTCTGGCTTTAGTGCCGCACCGGTTAAGAACGAAGGTTCTGCAATCGCGTACGACAACGGTCAGGAAGCTTGGACTGCTCGATACAACCACGAAACCATCGCTCTGGGTTTCTCGCTGACCGAAGAGGCCATCGAAGATAACCTGTATGACAGCCTGTCGGCTCGTTATACCAAGGCGCTGGCTCGTGCTATGTCGTATACCAAGCAGGTAAAAGCAGCAGCAGTTCTGAACAACGGCTTCGATTCTAACTACCCCGGTGGTGACAACGTCGCTTTGTTCTCTGCTAGCCACCCGCTGGTGTCTGGTGGCACCAACAGCAACATTCCGACTACCCCGACTGACCTGAACGAAACTTCGTTGGAAAACGCAGTTATTCAGATCGCAGCGTGGACTGACGAACGTGGCCTGTTGATCGCTGCTAAACCACGCAAGCTGATTGTTCCACCTGCTCTCCAGTTCGTTGCTACTCGTCTGTTGGAAACCGAACTCCGCGTCGGCACCAACGACAACGACATCAACGCATTGAAGAACAATGGTTCGATCCCAGAAGGCTACACGATCAACCACTTCTTGACCGACACAAACGCATGGTTCCTGACCACTGACGTTCCAAACGGCATGAAGCACTTTGTTCGTACACCGCTCCAGAACTCGATGGATGGTGACTTCGATACTGGCAACGTGCGTTACAAGGCTCGTGAGCGTTACTCGTTCGGCTGGTCTGACCCGCTGGGCATGTACGGTTCGCAGGGCTAAGAGAGGGGGGCTTTACGCCCCCCTTTTTGTAGTATATAAAGGCAGTAATTCCGGGATTTACCGGTACGTCAAACAGGCTCCCGGCCTGACTTCATGCAGATTGACGTGCCTAACCGCATGAGGGAAAACATGGCTCTTTCTACTACCCAAAGCATTTGGCGTTCGGGCGGCGGCGATAACACTCGCACCGCGTACTGTGGTTCTGGCCTGATGGCTGCACAGTTCTTCATCTCTAACGCTGCTGCTACCGGTGCTACCGTCAAGGTATCTTCCGCTGCTGGCGCAGCCGATCTCATCCTGCCTGAAGGTGCAACTGTTGTCTCTGTGGCAATTAATGACGCAGGTGGCGGCACTATCGACCTTGGCACGACTGGTTACACTTCTGGCACTACTGCTGGCACTATCGCCCTTGCCTTGACCGCTTCGTCGGTTGGTACGACTTCGATTGGCTCTGTTGTGACTGGCTCCGCAACCACTTCGATGGCTTATGTGACCGCATCGAGCAATGCAGCGGGCAGCGGTAATGTTGGTGGTTACCTGATTTACTTCGTTGCTGATCCGCTAGTAGGCCAGCAGAACGTCTAATTAAGGAGGCATCGCCATGATGCAGACAGACGTTAAGCCAACGACATTGACCTCCTCGGGCGTGGTTTTTGAAGGCCGCGCTCGTGTGAAAGGTATGGTTGTCACGCCAACCGGTAGTGCTGGTAGCGTGACAATTGCGGACGGCAGCACGACAGTTTTTACGGTTTACACAATTGCTTCTGGGGAAACTTTTAACGTGCTTATCCCCGGCGAGGGTGTTTTGTGCGCCACCAACGTGTACGCGACGCTGAGTAACGCAAATTGCACGGTGTTCTATGGCTAATTACGGGAAAGTTTCTTCCGTAACTCAGCGAGGCCTGTACGAGCCGTTTGAGTTGCAAGTCTCGCGCGGGCAAATTGCCTTCCACCGCAACGTGACGGTGTTTGGGTTTAACCCTGATGTAGACACAGCGCAGGTATCGGTTTGGCCTCTGCCTAGTTTAATTACTTTCCCTGCGGCTGCTTTGCAGATGACTGTCAGTTCGACTAACACTAACGATACAAGCAATGGCACCGGTGCGCGTACCGTAGTGGTTGAGGGTTTAGACGCTAATTACAACGAAGTGTCAGAAACTGTTGTCTTGAATGGTCAGACGGCAGTCGCGATGACTGCGTCGCTGCTCCGGGTTAATTATGCGTATGTAGCAACAGCTGGTTCTGGAAACAGTGCCGCAGGTGACATTTACATCGGTACAGGTACTGTGACTGCTGGCGTTCCTGCGACCGTGTACGACATCATTAAGTTTGATTACAACAATACGACCACTGGCAGCTACACTATCCCAGCCGGGTATACGGGGTATGTGTCTCAGGGGTTGTTTTCGGCGGGTCAAGCAGGCGGGTCCGCCCAAGTTGAGGGGCGACTTTTATCCCGTGGCCCCGATAACATTCGTCGCACTGCTGCAATCACGACTGTCAATAATGGTGTGGCGGACTATACGTTTGAGTACCCATTGGCTATCCCGGAAAAGACTACACTTGAGGCGACAGCGGCTGCTAGTTCCAATAACAACGGTGTTTCTTCGATGTTTATTTTGTTGTTGGTGGCTAACAGCTACGATGCTGGGAATACTTAATTATGGCTAAGACAGCAGCATGGCAGAGGAAAGAGGGAAAGAATCCCAAAGGTGGATTGAACGCCAAGGGGCGTGCCTCCGCGAAAGCGCAAGGCATGAATTTGAAACCTCCCCAGCCGGAAGGCGGCGCAAGGAAGAAGTCGTTCTGCGCCAGAATGTCAGGGATGAAGAAAAAGCTGACCTCCGCAAAAACCGCGAACGATCCGAATAGCCGGATTAACAAATCATTAAGAGCATGGAAGTGCTAATCATGTCTGATATTGAATTGACCGACCGTGAGCGCCTAATCGCTAAGGAAGCGGCAAAACTTGCGCTTGAAGAGCTGTCTTCTGAGTTTTACCGCAAGGTAGGTAAGACGGTTGTTGACAAAGTATTGATTGGCATTGGATTGCTGGTGGTTGGCTTTGTCGTTGGCAAGGGCTGGTGGATTAAGGGTTGATACGCCAAATGGGAAAACGTATGAAAAAACGATACGCGGAAGGCGGAGAAATAGCGGCTCAACAGCCGACATATCCGTTCTATGGCAATCAGCCCGCTGCAAGCACCACGCAGCCGGGGGAGCCAGTAAACCAAACTTTTAATATCCAGCCGGGTATGGCACCGGGTGATATGGGGTTTAAGAAGGGTGGCAAAGTAAAGAGCGCGTCAAAACGTGCGGATGGCTGCGCTATTCGCGGAAAGACGAGGGCATGATGAAGAAGACTAAAAAGATGGCGGCAGGCGGGACATTTACTTCTTCGCCCGGCGTATTTGTGTCTAAGCCGACTGTAGCTCCAACTCCAACAGCCCCTGTAAAGCCTGAGCCTCCCAAGGCTGGCACATACGGAACTAGCTATGCTGGCCTTGGTAAAGGTCTTACGAACTATTTGAACTCCCAACAGGTTGGCGGCGCTGCACGGTTTGGCTACGACCCGGTGGGTAAGAACTTCCGCACGATGGAAGGCAGTGGCACCCCCGTATTTGCAAATATGCAGCAGATGCGTCAGGCGGCTAGAGGCTGGCAACGTGCCCAGCGACGTGGCGAACAGTTCAGCCCCAACTTTAAGTCAGGCGGCAAAGTCTCGTCTGCTTCTAAGCGGGGTGATGGGATTGCTACGAAGGGTAAAACTAAGGGAAGGATCGTGTAATGCCTACCGTTAGTAAGAAGCAGGAAAAGTTTATGCAGGCGGTTGCCCACAACCCTGCGTTCGCTAAAAAGGCCGGTGTGCCGCAATCTGTGG